GACCGCCAGCGGGCTTAAGGCGTAGGCGTTGAGCAGCTCCGCCGGCGAGCGCGGGCGGCGGAAGCGCCGGTTCCGAGATCCTGCACTTTGACTATGTGCTATAACGCCAACACTCCTATCTTAGGTTGGAAAGTTTCACATTTTCTCTATAATGGAAATAGCTGGAAGTTCCTATCCAGTTTGTCGTCACTCCTTGACGCAGGGGTTTCAAAAGACTATGAAATCCACAAAGAAGTCCTTCTGAGGCTTACTCCTTTGTGTGTGTACTTGCTTTAATTGGTGCAACTACGAAATTCTCCAAGATATTTTCATTCCAAGACGTACAGTTATCAAACAGATTTTATGGAAACGTTGGACACAATTAACCATTGTTAGTTGTGTAGGGGGCGATACGTATAGTAACAATGCTGATGGTAGTTCCAGCGGGTGTGACAGTGAATATATCGTCAATACTATTTACACCAATTAACTGGAAGGCATAGTAATTATCACTAGCGCCTCCATTGGTTCCACTCGCTACATTAAATGTAGAGGTCCCAGTAACACTACTAATGGTTACTTGTGGCGAACCAGTTCCACTTACTTGCCACGCTATCATATATTGACCAATAGCCCTAACCTTAAAGGAGAAACCAGTAATAAGCTGAACTGGTAAACTTCCGACAATCACCCAGCTTGTACCAAGTGGGGCGGAAAGTTGCTCTCCATTTGGGGAAATCCGCACGGAGAGATTAGTTGTGTTAACACCGACTTGTGGAGTCATTAGTTCCACCTCATAGTCACAAAATACACGACCTACATTTGAGGTGTCGGCACAATCAGAAATTGCTATGAAGAAATTACCTGAGTCATACAGTTTTAAATCATCTGTAGTTGTGCCACTCCGAACAAACTTTGTCGGACCTAATTTATGCATAGCAGCTTTGTCAGCGACTAGAGTGAGTGGCTCACAAATTTGGCCAGTTTTCGCTCCCCAATAAGTTTGAAGGCTTTCCTCATTTAATGGCATGGGATCTTGGGGATCATAATCAATACCCATAATGACAGTCCCGGCAAAGGTACCTGACTTTGAATTAACAAATTCATAACGTACCCGCCTGAACCTATAACTTTCATAGGCAAGAGCCTGTTGCCACAACCAAGCGAAACTGCTAGGAACACCTGGGTTCATAGCAAATTGTTTTATGGAAAAATCCGTCGAACCCACAACCTTTCCAAGGTATTCACGATGGGAAATAAACCTATTTCCATTCTTTAGCTGCCTTGTTCTAGGAGCTTGGTTAACAATCGTTACCACCTTACCTACATTAGCCCGGCGGGAACGGGGTTTCGCTGGCATGCGCTTTGTAGCACGCCGAGCACGTCGTTGCTGTTGACGTTTTTGTGTCTTCACTTGCTTTTTAGAGCTTGACATCTCGCTTTTATCAGGCATATGTGATTTAACTGCAGGACCTGATACTGATTGGGGGTAAAACCGCATATGTGATGGGTTACCTGTCCACAGCTCTTCTAACTGAGCATCTGACATCACCCCACATTTAGCGATAATCCAATCTTCATCATTACATAATATGTGATCATAATTATGCATCAACCAATCAATCAAACCTCTAGCAAAAAGCCGGAAGGGAATATCCGTCCAACCGGTCACCAAAATTCCGGCAACACGCGTTAACGTATGTGCTGGGGATTTTAATTTCTTCGTACAAAACAGACTCGAAGTTATCAATTTTTCCCGATCATAAACTGGGCACGCCACACCTTTTATATATATAGTGTGTGCTGAGAGATAATCCAACTCATCAGCAGCTCTTGGCTCCATTGAATCAGTGGTAGTAGTTATTCCTATTTTCTTCCACTCCTCAATGATGGTATACGCATTATAAAACGCATGCGCCCAATTTGAC